AATTTGATCTGCGGACCAAATGTATCTTGGACAGTGATTTGCAGTCAACTGCCCAAATGGAATATATTTGCCAGAGATCAGGTATCATGGGACAGTTCATTTGTATTTTATGAGGCCATGGTATGACTTTAGTTTATACAACTTCGCTGCCCAGCACAGACCTAGACTTAACCGCATACCCGGCTATAGAAACTGCACTGCTGTGTAAGATCGAATGTGAATACTACAAAGCCACACCAAATGCTTCACCTACCACAGCAAATTTGACATTCAGCAACTACAATCTACCAATTACTGTGGACAGTGTGACTTACAGCCCACTGGGACAACTGTTGTCAGTCAGCAGCAGCACCAGCGAACTGCGCAACAGCAGTCAAGGCATCACAGTCACCATCAGCGGCATACCCAACACCAGTATTGCCGAAGTGGTCAATAGTCGATTCAAAGGCAGTAAGATTCAAGTATGGCGGGCATTGATCAATCCAGAAACCAAAGCAGCCATCGATGTAACTGGTCGCTTTCAAGGTTTAGTAAATAACTATGCGCTGGAGGAAGACTACGATAATCCTTCAGGATCGGCCAGCAATCGAATTGCATTCACTTGCAGCAGTACCACAGAGATATTGAGCAACAAAGTCTCAGGCCGTAGAACCAATCCTATCGACCAGAAAGAATTGTATCCCAGTGATTTGAGTATGGATAGAGTTATTAGTTTGGCCAATAGTAATTTCAATTTTGGCGCAGTTATACAGTAAGGAAGTTCAATGGCAAGTTTTATAGATGATATTATTGGCTTTGGCAAAGATTTAATCTTTGGTGGTGGCATTGGCAGCAGTCTTGCAAGAACTGCACTGCTGGGATTATTGGCCAACAAATTAGCAGACAACACTACCAAAGAAAACACAGCCAGCAACAGTAGTATAGTCACCACGCCAGAAATTGATCGCGGCGTAAGACTACAAGTGAATCCAGATGCCAATCACAAGATACCTGTGGTGTATGGCAGTGCGTACCTAGGCGGCATCATCACAGATGCGCAGATCAGTAACAGCAACACTAGAATGCATTATGTCAGTACCATATGCGAGCAAACAGGCAGCATAGATTTAGGTGAGGGGGTGCCCAGCACATTCACATTCGAAGATATCTATTTGGATGATCAACGCTGTGTGTTTTCGGATGATGGCATCACAGTGGCCCACACTGTGGATCGCGATGGCAACATAGACTACAGCGCAGCCAACTTAATCAAAGTGTATTGCTATGCAGGCGACAGCGACAGTCCGGTGGTGCCGGACGGCTACAGCAATGTTAATTTATCAGCAGCCTACGATATTATGCCACTGTGGACAGTCAATCACACCATGGTGGATTTGATATTTGCTATCGTAGAAGTCAATTACAATAAAGAAAAAGGTATTACCAAACTACCAACGGTGACTTTTCATATGACCAACAGCATGACTCAGCCAGGAGATTGTTTATATGATTATATGACCAATACAAGATATGGTGCCGGTATCGACTATTTGGAGATTTACGCACAATGAACAGTCTAGAAGAATTAAACAATCTTGCCAATTTGAGCATCAGCTTCAGTGATGGCAGAGCCGCAGGGCTGCTGTTGACCAATGCAACTCCAGTAAATGGCAATGTTAGTATCACTGAGGGCAGCAACTCCACAGTGTACCTAGGCACTGATATAACTGCGATTATAAATCAAACCACAGGTGTTTACTATACCATAACCACTCCCAGTGTGGCCAACATCACTTTGAATTGGCCAGCACTGCCTGCCAATGTTAATTTTGTAAACAGCAGTGCTTACAGTTCCACAGTAGGGCCTATTTTCAGCACAAGACAATGGAATCAAATAAAACAACCATACTTGTCTTTTAGTCGAGATTATGCGCCGCACACATTTACCTATACCAGCCAATTGCAGTTCGGCAATGCCAATGCCAATTCGGTCAGCTGGGTGACCACAGCCACCATCGTAGATACTCCGGAGATATCCGAAGCAGCCGACTTTGTTTATAACAAAGGTGCCACTGTGACCATAGCTGGATATCCTTTGGTAGTAGATACCAATGCCCAAGCCAGCGACAATTATGTGCTGACACTGAATGGATATGGCAATGTGTTTACCTTGCCCGGCACTTTCAGCAGCACCAGCAACTCCAATATTGGCGGCAACAGCAGTTACAGCAGCAATATTTTAACTATCAGTGGCAATTTGTCACAGGTCAACAGTCATCTAGCCAATATCAGCTACACCACAGCCAGCACTGTGGACAGTGACTACACTGCACAATATCGATTAAACAATCCTGTCAGCAATCTATTGACCACAGTGTACCAATACTTCGAAGTCAACAGCAGTATTGTGTTGAGTCGAACCACAAGGCAGCAGGGCTTCTTCGAAGATACCAATGTGACATTGGCCAATGTGCCCACATTCATCGACAGTCATAATGCAGGCACCGGCACTTATACCATGGTTATCACTGCCACCACAGACACCGGTGCCAATGCTACCAGCAATTACACCACCACTGGCACCGGCACAGTTAGCAAAACATTGGCTGCAAATACGCAGCAGGTCACACTCACTGGCACAAGAGCCAACTTGAACAGCCACTTGGGCAATTTGGTTATTACTCCCTATGTGGATTACGATCAAAACTTCAACTTGAGCTTCGTGGGCACCACACAGGCCAGCGAAGTGGCAAGAAGAACCAAATTGATGGTGTGTGCAGGCACCAATGTGGAAACTGGTAATTTGAATGTAAGCCGCAGCATGTTTCGCAACACGCCCGGCCTGTTGTTTACCAACAATGCTCCGCAGATCATTGAGTCGGTCAATGGCAGTCCTACCTACAGTGTTACCATCAGTGGTGGACCAGGTCAATTCCGTCAAAGTGCCAACGCATATGTGGGCAGTGAGACCTTCACTGGCAACAAGGCTGAAGTCAATGCTTGGCTACCTACCGTAACCTATTATCCTACTAGAGATTTTCGTGGATCAGGTCTGTTGGATTATGTGCAGACTCGCAGCAATGTCACACAGATGTCTGTGCAGTTTGGTCTAGATATTGTGACCAACATAGCACCTATACCAGAGCAAACCACCCACACCTTCTATGCCAATGCAGGCAGCAGTTTTACATTTACTCCATCGGAGTTTCAAGTTCGTTATTTGAATTGTAATCTATATGTGGGTGGCACTGTGGGCAACTCCGGCGGCGGTCAGATCAGCAATATATCAATACCTTATAACAATTACCAAATATTAATGGCCAAAGCAGACAGCAGTGGCCGGCTGTACAATACCATCTATACTAAAAATGATTATGGCACCAGTGTCATCAGCACTGATGTTGCAAATAAATGGCGTGCGGGTATTGGTGGTGGCGGCACCACTGCGGGAGCTTATCCGTTCATGTGGAGTGCTCGATACGGAAATATTCAAGTAGCACAACCCGACGGCACTGGTACTAGAACTTGGTGGAGTTGGGGAATAGGAATTTACACCACCAATCCGTTTTATCCCTATACAACTCAGGCAGTACCGCAATTGAATGGCACCACATTAATCGGCGCGCCGAACAGTGACGCCGCGGCTTTCAGCAATGTTGCCTATCTCAACGCCAACAACACACCAAGTGTTGCCAACGGAGTTATTATCAGCTTTAAGGATAACCCACTATAATGAGCTCAGTATTAGATTATCTATACCAAATAAATGGTGTCGTCAGCACTGATAAAACAGTGCTGCAAAACCTAGAAACATTGGCCAGTGCAGCTGGTTGTTTCTTGAGCTACGATATACATGACGCACGATGGAGTGTGATCATCAACGAGCCCACCAACAGTGTGGCTCAGTTCGATGACAGCAATATCATTGGCCCAATCACTGTGGGCAGCACTGGCTTGACAGAACTGTACAACAGTGTCAAATTGGAATTTCCGCACATTGATTTAAAAGACAATCTTGATTATGTGACTTTGACCATACCAGATGCAGATCGCAATCCCAATGAACCAGACAACGAATTGAACATTCAATTTGATTGTATCAACGACCCAGTGCAGGCCGAATACTTGGCGTTTATCGAACTCAAGCAGAATAGATTGGACACTGTGGTATCATTCGACACGGACTACAGTTATCTCAATCTCAAAGCAGGCGACATAATCGACATCACCAATAGTGTATATGGTTATACCAATCGCACTTTTAGGATTGTAACTATCGGCGAAAACGACAATGATGATGGCAGCATTACCCTAAACATCACAGCCAGCGAATACGACAGCGATATCTACAGCACAGCGGACCTGTATCGGTATGAGAGATCGGACAGCACAGGCATCACCACATTCGGTGCAATTGGTGCTCCGGGCACACCCACAGTAAACAAATTCGAAGTCAGCAGCAGACCTCGCATAGCCGTTGAGTCCACTGCTCCTACTGGCACAGTGAGTGGCATGGAGTTTTGGTACAGTGATACTGCGGCTGCATTGGATTCCAACCGAGTTTATAATTTATTGGGCACAGTGTCTCCATCAGTGGGCAATGTGTTTACCTTTGGTTCGCAAGTGGACTTTGAATTCGCTGGCACATTGGCCAATACCTTTTATGTCAAGACTCGAGGTATCAACAGCCAAACTGCGGGCCTGTTCAGCAATGTGGCCACCACAAGTTACACACCTGTGCAAGTGCCAGATGCACTGAACGACAATACCGAAGTGTTGAATGGCAGCGGCACCAATATATTAAGCTCATTGGGATTAAGTGCATTGCTGGCATTACTCAACGGATTATTCCAAGGCAACACCACTAGCGGATCCAGCTGGGCAAATGCATTGGGGTCAAGTCAAGCGGGTGTAAGTAGTATTATCGCTGGTAATAATATCAGCATTACCAGCAGCACAGGTGTGGTCACTATCAGCAGCACCGGCGGCGGTGGCGCAGCTAATTTAGCTGCAGGCACCGGCATTACTTTAAGCACGGGTAGTGGAGTTACCACAATTGCCAGCACAGAAAAATGGCAAGGGGCCAGCAAGTATGTGCAAAGTAGCGAACCTACTGGAGCCATTGCTGCTGGTGATATTTGGTTTAAAGTATAATTCGATATGGCCAATGATTTAAGAGCGTACAGTGGCGGTAGTTTTGTCAGTCCGACAGAAATATTAGTTTACGATGGTGCAGCTTTTGATAATGTCAGCAATGTTTATATCTATCTTTCGGGTGTTTGGGTTGAGGTATGGCCAGGTGGCTCTACTACCAGCGGCATTCCAAAATTCAAACCAGATTATATTTTAACAGGCAAGCCGCCGGGCGGTGCCAGCGATGTCATATGGTTGGCTAATCTATCCACAAACACATGGGCTCAATTTAATTTTACAATAACATTTGACAGCACTAATAGAATTTGGCCTGTCAATGGATCATATCCAAACTTCTATCCATCCTACGGCGAAACAGGTATACTTTTTGTAGGCGAAGAAGTGGGCGCCAATGGCAAAGTGCTCAACTATGGTAATATTCAATCCAATGTGGTCACCGGTGGTGGCAACATAACTAATTTCGATCCTGCTTTTTTGAACACAATCACTTCAGTCAAAGTCAATGATATTGCAATTGTGGGTCTTGGTGGTGGCAACATAACTGCTGGCAAACTGCAAGGTGTAGGCAACGGAGGCTTAATATTCTACTCCAACAACTACTTGCCCAACAGTTTTGCCAATACCAGCTGGGGTGGTTTTACTGTGAGTACTGGTATCAGTAGCGACATGAATGGAATTAGTGAACATTATGCAGTAGGGGATGATGGTTTTGTGTTTATCTATCAACCATATGCCAATAGTTACGGAATTCCGCTCGATGTATATGCGGTTCCACTACCAGGCACCGAATGGTTAAAATTGAGTCCCACGGTGACCAGCAAAGATATTAATACAGTTGCCAAACTGGATAACACTTATGCTACCACTGGCGGAGAAGATGGACAATTAGGAATAATTGGTTACCAGGTAGTTGGTATCTATTCAGTATGGGAACATGTGCCGTTAACTTCTTACACTTACTATAGTGGTGGTTTAAGCTACAATTACAGTTATACTTTAAACTTTACCAAGACAATTAACAAAATTAAAAATATTGGGCCGCCCGGCGGCACCATATGGTATCCTTTAGGTTACGATCCAAATTATTATATTCAATATCTAAATGGTATGGCTGTGGGCAATGGAGGCGAAGTATTAATATTCAGCAAACCTCCTACAGATCCTCGAGGCACTGGTTGGAATGTTAACAATCCAAATTATGTTTGGTGGAAACCCAGCACTTATGGCAGCGGCACTGGTACTATTAACAATTTAAAAGATTGCGCACAGAAAAATCGTGGAGGCTTTCCTGTTAACTTCGAAATGGTGGCAGTGGGCGAAAACAGCACTATAATCAGATCCAACAATGGCGGTTATAGTTGGACCGCAGTACCTGCTCCTCAAGGCTACAATTGGACTGCAATCGAAAACTTCGATGGTGGATATTACGGATAATTTGAGGCCATAAATAAACTTATGCCCAGGGCCTCAGCACTGAGCACAGCCCCTATAGGAGTGATATCACATGGCCGGAATTCTCGACTTTCAACAGTACATCGGTGGACCAGATCAGATCAAAGCAGAACAGATCTTTCCCAGCAGTCAACAAACCCTACTATACAACTTTGGAACCAACATTGCAGGATGGACTTTCTCTGCAGATTACCAAACAATCGTAGTAGACCAAGTTGCGTTTAATCGCAGCACAGGCAAACCAAACTTTTCAGACAGTAAGGTTATTGGTTCTTTTCCCAAAGCAGAAATTACCGGCAATCTTGCACCCAATGTCACCAACACCACCACTGGTAATGTATTGGTCACACTGCCAGCAAACATGTATACCGGTCCGATTATACCGGACGCCAGAGCCAATGTGCCAATCACAGTCTTTGCTTTGACTTGGAGTGATGCTGGCACACCAGCACAAATTAACACACATCGATGGGCACTGATACAATCGTGGGAGCCAGATGTGACCATCGCAGATCCCACAGCCAACGCCAATTTTACTGCTCTTACTCTAGGAGCATAAAATGTCCTATACAGTTAATATATACGAAACAGCTAATGATGTTAATGTCAGCCAAGGCGGCACCAGCGTAAACATCAGCACTACCAGCACACCAATTACGATTAGCTACAATGCAATTGAATTAGATGGTGTCAACATTTCAACTGCCACAGCAGCGACTGGTAATTTGATACTGACTTTGAGCAATGCAGCCGTAATCGACGCAGGCTATGTTCGAGGCGAACAGGGCATTCAAGGCAATGCAGGAGCACAAGGCAGTCAAGGCGTACAAGGCATACAAGGCATACAAGGCATACAGGGAGAGACTGGACCAACTGGAGCACAGGGCAATGTGGGTGCCACAGGCAGTCAAGGCATTCAAGGCAACACTGGAGCTACTGGTGCCACAGGCGCACAAGGTATTCAGGGCAATACTGGATCACAGGGCATTCAAGGCATTCAGGGTATTCAGGGTAATGTGGGTGCCACAGGTGCCACAGGTGCATCAGGTACCAGCGTAACACTCAAAGGCGCAGTGGCCACAGTGGGTGATTTGCCCGGTGGTGCCACCATAGGTGATTTATATGTGGTCACAGCAGACGGCGACGGCTATGTTTGGGATGGCGCAGAATGGGACAATGCAGGACCAATTCGCGGACCACAAGGCATTCAGGGCAACACAGGTCCACAGGGCAGTCAAGGCATTCAAGGCAATGTGGGGCCACAGGGCGAACAGGGCATTCAGGGTATTCAGGGCAATGTGGGCAACACCGGAGCCACTGGCAGTCAAGGCATTCAGGGCAATGTGGGACCGCAGGGCAATGTGGGTGCCACTGGCAGTCAAGGCATTCAGGGCAATATTGGTCCACAAGGCGTGCAGGGCGAACAGGGCATTCAAGGTATTCAGGGCAACACAGGTGCGACTGGCGCACAAGGCATTCAAGGCAATGTGGGACAAACTGGTATTGGTTTCGTTGATGCACAATTAAGCACAGATACTTTGGTGTTGACTTACTCAAATGCTGCCACAATCAGCGTGGGTAATGTTCGCGGAGCTCAAGGACCACAAGGTGCCACAGGTGCCACAGGCAACACAGGGCCACAGGGCAATGTGGGCGCCACTGGCGCACAGGGCATTCAAGGCAATGTTGGACTGACTGGTAATACTGGAGCACAAGGCAATGTGGGTGCTACTGGAGCCACTGGTGCCACTGGCGCTACTGGCGCACAGGGCATTCAAGGCAATTTAGGCCCAACTGGCAACACAGGAGCCACTGGTGCTACTGGTATTGGTTTTGTCGATGCACAATTGAGCACTGATACTTTGATATTGACCTACTCAAATGCTGCCACAATCAGTGTGGGCAATGTTCGAGGTGCTCAAGGGCCACAAGGCACGCAGGGCAACACTGGTGCAACTGGAGCACAGGGCAATGTGGGGCCACAGGGCGAACAGGGCATTCAAGGCAATGTGGGTGCTACAGGTAATGTGGGTGCTACTGGCCCACAGGGCAACACTGGCGCTACTGGCAGTCAAGGCATTCAGGGCAACACAGGTGCGACTGGCAATGTGGGTGCAGGTGTGGTGGCAGGCGGCACTGCGGGTCAAGTATTGGCCAAGATCAACAGCACTGACTACAACACAGAATGGATCACACCCAGCGCAGGTGGCAATTCAACTCCAGGCGGCAGCACGACATTCATTCAATACAACAATGC